CAAAGTACGCATTCGCACCGTTGCTGTGCTTTACCCTCACGGCAGCAGTGGAGCCTTCTATGTGGAGAATGCGGTTTCCGCTGGAAACATCTTCCACCGTGGCGGGAGAATCGGCAACAAGAACGCTGCCACTGTTGGTGAGGCGCATCCGCTCCGTGCCTGTGGTGGAAACACTGGTGTTTGTCTTGAACACCAAGTCTTCGCCCGCTCCTGCGTTTCGCAGGAGTCCCGACCGCAGGTCGCCCACAAGCAACTGGTCATACGGAATGTCCACGCCGTCAATGATGGCGGCGCGAGTGTACGGCTGTGCCTTGATGATGTACCGCACCGCAAGATACGGAGGAATGTTCGTGACAGTGGGGTTCGCGGTTGTGCTGTTGATCAGATTAGTTGTTCCTATAGTAGTGGAACTAGCAACACTGCTGAACACTGTTGTATCCGATCCACCAAAATTAGCAAGCGGATATGTACCCGCACTGGCTCCGATAGGAAAACGGCTGCGAAGATCGGGAGTGTTGAAGTGGGTTGTCGTGACTGATGTTATACTGATACTACTACTAGTAATGCTAGTACCACCGGCATCCCAAATGCGATAGTTTCTATTAGCCTGAATAAGATCACCGCCCGATATCTGCCCCGCGCCCATCTGGATGTTTGGATACTCAAACCTTTGGGTTACAGTATTGTACTTTGGCTGTATTTGCACAAAAGTTGGGGAACTACTACCACTATTCAACACAATGCCATACACATCTGCGGTAGCAATGTCGGCATTTAAGTTTATAGGGACACTCCATGAACTCGTGGTACTGATCTTGAATAGTATTATGTCGCCCGCGGTAAGAAAAAGGCTTCCAGTTCTAACAATCTGAACCACCGAGCCGTACTTCGGAGTGGCATCACCAGTGGTGTTCAGCAGTGCGGAGTACAGTTCAGGATACGCACCCACCGAATACGAAACACCGTTGCACTCCAGCCAAGTCTCGGGAACCGTGCCCTCTGCCGCATACGGCATGATTGTGCCCACAGGCTGAATCTGTTCAATGGACACGGTGGACGAGCCACCAATCTGCGTGCCAAGGTAGTTCATCACGATGAACTCGCCCGTGCCGCTGCCGCTCTTGCGGGTCAGCACGGGCTTCACGACTGTTCCGATTGCGCTTGGCGGCGATTCACTCAACCCACCAGCGATGTCTGCGCTCAAGAACAGCACGGGACTTGTGCTTGTACCGTAGCGCGAGTTCAGGTCAATGTAGCCCGAGTACACGATCTTGAACGATCCAACCTGTATTTCCTTGACCACACCAACCACTTCAGAGTTTTCCGCGTTGTTGGCTTGTGCCAGTGCCCACACACCAGTGTTCACATTAAACCGCACCACATCTCCCACCGCAAACGAGTGCGTCACGGAAATGGTTTCTTCAATTGTCTTGGAGGTCGTTGAACCCCCCTTTAGTAATAGTGATGAACCCATTTTAGTTCCTCAATCCTTATTGAATTCTCTGACACAGGTGATACGCCGTTACTCCGCTGCTTCCGCGATCAAGAGCCAGACCGCGAGTCTTCCATATTCCGTTGAGGGTCACTCCGACCGTGCTTGCTCCAAGATACAGCACATACTCGCCGCTCAAGCCGCCAGTGTTGTGGTAGTACACCGTGACACCGCGATTCGGGGACAGCGTTGACCCCGTGACACCCATGATCATGCTGCCAACAGGCAGGTCGGTGTACTCTGCTGATGCACCCGTATAGCCTGTAAACGATGACTGACCAGCGTTGTTCACATCCCCACGATACGAAATAATGTGTCCACTCACGGTGGATGTGCTGCTCAAGAGGGGCTTGCGAACATGACCAATTGTGGTGGGTGGAGCGTCTGCCAGTGACGGCACATCGCTTTCGTATGCGCGAGATGTGCCTGCACAGTTGGCGGCGAGGAAGTACTGCACGCCACCAACCATGTTTCCAACCACACCACCGTTTGTGGCACACACACCACCAATATTCTGAAAGAATCCGTCCGTGATAATGGAGAACTTGTAATTGATGCCTGGCAGAGTTCCACCGATTGCGCTCATGGGTAACACTTGGGTGACCACACCAAGCACTTCCGCAGCAGCCTCCGTGTCAGCCTGTGCTTTCACATAGATGCCGTTGGGGTATGTGGCTCCAGTGAATCCGCCTGCGATTCCCGCGGGGTAATCATACGAAAGTCCCACATCTGTGCCAGGCAGGTAGCGAACCGCATCACCCACACGGAACTTGTTGAATTGTATGACTTCAAGTTCTGTGGAGGTGGCAGAAGCAATTATCACATCTTCCGCAAGCAAACCACCTGTAAACGGAACAACCACTGCGCTGTTGAGTCCCGTTGCGATCATAACCGCCTTGTGAACGGTGCCTGGTGCGGACGAAGCAGAAGGCGACAGTTTACCCGCAGAGTTGCACAGGTAGTACACGCTGCCCGATCCAAGCGTGGACGCTCCCGTGAGCAGTGCATTGGAGAAGTTTCCGTAAATCTCGCCGCTGAATGTGAGTTCAAATGTGTTCGCGTCTATGCGGTTGGACACCACGCCCACCACTTCAGCCACATCAACTCCCGTGGAAGCAGCAGGAATGTATGCGCCTGATGCGTCCACATACACTGGCGTGCCGAACGACAGCCCGTGACCAGTCTGCGTGATCCGCTTGCGGTTTGCACCGTTGCGGATGTTCATAAACGGATACGCGCCGTAGGTGGTGCCGTTCAAGACTTCTGCAAACACCGTGGAGCCAGCAGCCGAATACCGCGCAAAATCAATGTTGCGCTCGGTTGTCTGCCCGCTGCCAGAGAACTGCACAACCAATCCATGGTCGGTTGTCGTGCCACCGTCTATCCGAATTCCGCTGCCGTGAACAGGCAAGACTCCACCGCCAGCAGGGTAAATGCCGCTTGTGCTGCCGCTGAAACCGATGCTGGTGTTTGCACGCCACACACCAGTGATGCCATGCACTTCCGTGCGTTGCCACAACCACTCGGCGGTGAGTCCACCGCCACGATTCAGCAGCAGTCCACCGCCACCAGCCGCTTCAATGTTTGGATCACTTGCTGCGGCAGTGTCGCCAAGAACAATGTTGTAGTCATCAATCGTGACTGCGTTGGCGTTTACCGTGAAGGTGGAAGCGTTGAAGGTGACCTGTCCGTTGAATGTGACTCCCGCACCAAACACAATGGCACCCGTAAAGGTGAGTCCATCGGAAATGGTTGGATTCAGCGCAAGGGAGAATGTTCCGCCAGTGGTTCCTGTGTACGCAATGCTATCAGTTGAAACGCCCTCGTAGACGCGAATCTTGTTTAGTTTGTAAACAGAAGTGTTGGTGATGTCCTTCCACACATTGAAATTGTCGCCAAGCGCAACTTCAGGTATGGTGTAGGTGGAGTCGTTTGGACCAGTGTTTGTAGCCATGCTTATTCGCTCTGCTTATCTTTGAGGAGGTGCTGTTGCAGTTCCAAGACTTGCTCTTGCAGAGTATTTATCTGCCGCTGCAAAGCCTGTATCTGCTCCTGTTGAGTTTTTTTTGAAAGGTATGCCCCCACTGCTTCGGCATCGCAGAGTATGGCAGCACCAGTTCTTGCGTCCCGTTTGTACCGCACGGATCAGATGAAACTCACTACGCGAATATTTTTGACGCACGGGGTGCGATAGTACGATCCCCAGTTTCCTGGTGTGCTCTTGAGGGTATCCACACGAATCTGATACGACCCGAATGTGGTTCCTGCTGTCACACGGAACGCGCCCTCGCGGAAATCAAGTTCCGATGTGCTGGCGAAAGTGGGATTTGTGCGTGAAACCGCCGACCACGGCTTGAAGAAAATGTCCTCTTCCCCTGTTTCGCTGTAGCGGTAGTACACGCGGGTGGACGAACCACTGGGAGTGTTTTCGTCCAAGAACACAGCCAGTCCCTTGGAGTGGAGATCGTCTGGCAGTTCCACCACGCGGGAAACATACCGTCCGCTGGTGGACTGCGTGACTGCTGCACCGTACAAAGAATTCAAATATACCACAGGTGACACCGCAGACAGGTTGCCCCGCGTAAGCGTGTACTGTAGATTGGGTGCGGTGAGCGTGGTAGACGGATACACTGCCTCGTTGTTCAGGAACGAGTACGATCCAATGGTGCGAGACACAGAGCAACTGTTGGGCACGATCTCGGGTGCGTAGAACTTCAGAACATGGGCACCCGTGCAGGTTGACAGGTTCCTGTACTGAATGTTTCCGCTCGTAGACTGCGAGAAGTCGCAGCGTCCAAGGGCAAACATCAGGTCTGTGGCGTTGTCTGCCACAGCAGCACCGATGCCCTGTGGGGCAAACAGGGTTCCGACCGTCTGATTGTTGCCTGCACGACCACCCACCGCATCGGTGTTCGCGTTGGCATTCACCGAAGAATCAGCCGCAAACAATTCGTAAGAACTGCTGTTCGTGAGAACGCAGAGAGCGTACTCGCCTGGCTCAAGATACACAGGGCTGCTGAATTGGAAATTAGTGGCTTGCGGAGCGGTTGCGGTTGCAGTCACTTCCGAAGGGATCTTCGTGACAGTGCTGAACGGCATCACCACGGACGGCGAGGGATATCCGCTCACCGTTGGGCGAATCTGCACGGTGACAGGCAACGCGCTGTCTTTTGCCGCAAAGTACAGAGAAACGCTCTTCAGCATCAGTCCATCGGGATACAGTTTCTTGTCCACGAAGAATGTCTGCGAAAGCGGATCGCTCCAGTGGTTGGCTTCAACAGAGTCAATGTCCCTGTTGAACGGATCACGGGAAATTGCTTCGCTTGAAACCGTCTGCCTGCGAACCTCTGGTGGCAGCACGGACACGCACCCGTTCTCGCGCTGACGCAACAGACCCGTGCAGTAGTAGGTGGCATCGGCGGCAATGACTGCGTTTTCGGTCACGGCAGCGTCTGAGATGCGGACGGTCTTCTCTCCGACCGAATACGCTCCTGCGGTGATTCCGAAAGAGAACGAAGCGGAGCCGTTTGCGTCCGTGGACACACCAGCGGTGACTGAAACTCCGTCAAAGTACACCGAAAGACCCGTGGTGTTGGGCTTTAGCCCGTGAACCGTTGCACTGACCGTGGTGGTCGGAATGTACGGCAGCACGCTGCGATCCACCAACCGCGAACCCACGCGGTACTTGATGCGATTCTTTAGTTTGCGGGTCTTTATGAAATTGCTGGTCTTTTGATTCACGCTTTCCGCAGTGCGGTTTGCGCCGATGCGGTTGCTGCCTGAATTGCGTGACGGAATGGCGGAATCGGTGGTGAAGCGGGGCAGTTCAAACACACGCTTCTGAATCTCGTCCTGCTCCTCCTCCACATCCTCTATGCCTGTCCAGATGCTGTCCCAATCGTTCCACTGCGTGCCAAAGCCGCGCAGATTGCTTGGGTTGGCGGACTGCCAGTTGTCGTTCTCCATGAGGGAGTTCGTCTTGATCAGGGGACGGTATCCCGTATCAAAGAACGGATTCACGGACGAAGACAGTTTCATAAATCCAAGCCAGTTCACGGTGTTGGACGGATTGATCTTCACCGTCTTCGTGTAGAACAGGTTTTCCACATACGGAGTCACGGTGTACTGAAGGGTCAGTACCCCATCGGTTGAAACCGCAATGTTGGAAATACTGCTTGTTTCAGGATCGGACACCTCATCGTCATCGGTGATGGGAGTAGTATCAATCAAGTTCACGCTCTGTGTCGTGAAGAACGGACGCAGTTCGCCCCGTTCAAAGTCCACGGAACAGGTGTACAGCGAGTCGGTGACATCGCCCACGGAGTGACCGTAGAACTCGTCAACAAAGATGGATGTCTTCAGTGGCTCGGTGGCAGATGCCGATGTCTTGAGTGAACGAGACTCCAGTTCTGATTCCGACAGAGACAGTTTCGCAAACACTTCAACATCGTCTATGCGCTTTTCCATCTTGCCAAGATCAGCCATCGTGAACCGCTTGGTTTCAACAGGATCAAGCACCACATCCGTGGTGTTGTGGGTGTACGCAGGAACGGTGATGGTGGACAGCACCAATGCGTCCTGTGGATCAGGGGGCGCAACAGGCGACAGGTCAGGAGTTCCCTGAACCAAGAAGAACAGGGCAGAACCGTCATCAGGATCAGCCTTTACGCACAGTTTGTCGATGCGTGGCAAGTAGTGGTTGTATGTGACCGCAGTGTTTTCCGCAACAACGAAATCCACATTTGCGCCGTAGGGCTTGATGCGAACGGTGGCAGCAGTTGGTCCACTGTGGCGGAAATCCAAGCAGTTTGCAAGGGAAACGGTCTTGCCTGTTCGTGGATTGGTGAACACAGGAATGTTCTCGTATGGAATTCCTGCATACGAAAGGGCACCCACAAAGGGAGCAGAAGCCAATCCACCGTGGGCAAAATACGAATACGAAACGGTGAGGTTGATGTTGGACGAGGAATATCGCGCTTCAGTTGCAGCCGTTGGTTTCAGGTACAGACGAGACAGCCCGTAATGGGTTTCGCGTTGTCCGTCATCCAATTCAAAATCTGCGGTCACATTCACCGTGCTGTTGTCAGTGGTGTTCGTTGCAATCACGGAAGACACAGCGTACACATCAGCACGATCAAACTCATAATATACGCTGCTTGCATCTGTGCTAGGATTGCCCTTGCGGTCGGCAGAGGCAGCAAAGGTTTTTATTGTGTTTGTGCTGGTCTTTGTTCTGTACTGACCGCTGACGGTAAGATCAGGAGTATACACCACAGGAACAATCAACCGAATGTTTCCTGCGGTAAAACCTCCCCATCCACTGTCAGTGGAATTGGTGAGCGTAAGCGTTATGGTGTCGGTGTTTCCGCCACCCGACAGAGTTCCATTGCTAATTACCGCACACCCGCCGTCATTGTTGACGATTCCGATTTGCCTTATTTCCACAGCCGATGTTGATGTTCCGTAATCCTTGAATCTATATGGAACAGCAGAGTCTAGCGAATCAAAATCTGATGTCTTGTTGACAGTGTATACTGCGGTATCGGTGCCGTTATTGGGCGTTCCCGTATAAGAAACCGTGAGATCATCGCTAACCAATTTTCCGTACACCGTAAGGCTGTCAATGTCCTTGATGGCGTATCCAGGCTTGATCTCGTACACCAACGAACTGTTGACCGTATCTTTCGGAGCCGTCAGATTGCTGCCTGCGGGATTGGTGAAGAAAGCACCTAGAGTGAATCCCGTGAGGTCGGAGTAGATGTATCCTGTGCGTCCAGATGTCACCGAGCCGCTGATGCCGTACAAGAACAGGCGATATGTTCCTGTGCTGACTGGATTCACGCCGTGGACGCGAGCCGTGCCCACAACGGTGCGAGAAGCATTCAAGAATCGCACAAGGGCAGAACCCGAACCAATCGTATGAAGATTGTCCGCGAATGTTTGCCCAAGGTTGCTGGCACCGCCCACCGTAGCGTCAATGTAGTTTCCAACCGTGTACGGAAAAGTTTCGATGTTGGATGCCGTTGTCCGCGCTTTTGGGAGTGCAACCACCTGCGGATACTGATTCTCCACTTCGTGTCCAAGCACATACGATTTTCCGCTGCCGATGGACAGACTGTAGTTAGTGGTGTCGTTTGCGCGAACCTGCACTTCAAACGGACGAACTGTATACGATCCCGATTCATCAAAGGTTCTGCGGGCAAGCGCGTTCTCAATCTCTCCGTAGGTGACTCGCTCCACCTTTTTCGTGACGCGACCGCCTTCAAAGCGCAGCAGTTCAACGAAATCCGAAGGAGTCTCTGACAAATCCTTTTGGTCAAGAGACAGAACAACGGTGTAGCGGTCTGCACCAGGCGCGTTGTAGTTGTACGAGCCAATGGCAGGATCACGAAGACTAGAGTCTTCCTGCTCTGTTACATTGTCGTTGGTTACCGTGAAACCGATCTTCTTTGACAGTTCGGCAAACGCTTCATCCGCAACAGAAGCAAACTCAAGGTCGCGGTAGGACTCATCGCTGCTCAAGCGGTAAGGTGTGAACTGCTGCAAGCCTGTGCGTACAAAGAAGCCGTTGATGTAGAATATTCCCTCTGCCACACTGACCACTTTGCATGACCCGCTCGCAAATGAGTCTGTCGCTAGAGCAAGGGCATTCGTGCCTGTGTACGAAACATCGGGAGAGTTCACAAGATTAACGGCGGTTGCGCTGAACTCAGACCCCGAATAGAAGTCCACAATCAGTACAAGGTAACCATCGCTGTTGGAATCAGGTGCAATGTACCCAACAACTTTTGCGCTTGTGGTTTCTTCCGTGGCAGTGAGCGTGCCGCCCACAAGTGGCTCAAAGTCCGTGACACCGTACAGTGGGCTGTCTACGCCCACATCCACCATCAAGAAAGAAGCGTTGCGAACGGTGATTCCGCCGCCAACTATCCGCGAACCGTCCTTGAACAGGTGGTCACCCACCCGCGACAACTGATTCTGCAAAATTGTCTGCAATTGGGTGAGTTCACGCGCCTGAACCGCGTAGCCAGGCTTGAAAAGAACACGCAAAAATCCCTTCGCAGAGTCAAAGTCATCGTAGTACGGGTTGATGTTAAAAATGCTGGGATCGTATGCCATGTGTTCCTCTTAGAATCCTAGACGGAGCCTGAACTCTTCGGTTTGACCCGTGCCGCGCGTGACAGGTCGTACATTGTTTATGTATAGTATTTCGCCTGAAGTGGGGTCTATTTCTGGCAGGGTTACGGTGCTGATCACATACTCTCCGAACGCTGCACCTGTGGCACCATAAGTCTGCACATCACGGAACTGTCCAGTCACATTGGTCAGGTACAGCAAGCCGTATGACGGATTTACGAAATTCCACCTGTACACCTGTCCCGTGGCGTAATGACCGAATTCTCCTGTCACGCCTTGATGCACCAGATCGCCACTGGAGAAGGAGTTCTGCGTCAGCGGGGCATACGATATGTCTAGCGTACCCGTGGCTCCGCTCACGCTTGTAGCCACCTCAAGCACATGAAGACCGCTGTACGAGGGGGTGTTGTTCAGGTCAAAATACGACTGACCCGTTTCCACCACGCGGTACAGTTTCTGCACGGTGTCATCGTTCTGCACCACTTGCACATTTCCACCGATGGACTTCGTGACCACCACAAGTTCGCCGTTCGTGACTTCAACCCCATTCACATCGCCACTGACTCCTGATTGTGCGCCCCTTATCGTGTATCCGCTCACGAAGTTTCCTTCAGATGTGACACGGACATAGAGATTGCCTGCATTGCTGTCGAGCACTGTTCCTGAAACATCAAGATCGTATCCGAAAGATATGCCGTCACCACTTGTTGTGGTAATCACAGATCCTGCGGGCACGGACTGCGAAACCGTTTCTCCATCAAAAAAGTCTAGAGCATTGACCACAGAAAGACTGTAATCACGAATACGGTCAAGACGGCTGACAAATCGTCCAGACGAGTTCAGTGTTTTCAGCGTGACAAGTTTGGTCACCGAGTTTGGAGCGGTCTTGATTGCGTCCACCTTCGCCAACGCAAACGACTCCGTGCCGATAATGTAGTTGTCGGCTGATCCGTCAAAATGAGCGGCATCGGGAACAGCGTCTTTGCGGATAAGGGTAATGTCTCGGTAGTACGGATTGTTTTGACCCGCAAGCAGAGCCGTTCCACCAAGAAGCCGTGGATTCTTGATGATGCCGAACTGACGATATGTTCCGCCCGTGATGAACTTGTTCTGGTCTTCCTCACCGATGTCCACGATTATGAGGATGTCCTTGATGTTCAGTTCTTTCAGAATATTGCTGCCGTGACCGCCCTTTGGAGACAGCACAGCGGTGAGTGTGGGGTGATCCGTTCCCGCCTGCACTTCACTAGTCACCTCAAGCAGCACCTTGCTGTAGTTGCGACCCCCGTTGCCCTGTGTTTGTATGTCAACAGCGGTAATCTCTTTGTCGGTATTCATGGTGGGGAAGGCAAACGCTCCGCTGCCGTCACCCACAATCTTGATGTACGGCAAAAAGTCCACCGCAGCCTTATTGGTCTGTGTAGTGGGCGTAACCACGAAATCCACCGCATCGTTTTCCACGGTAAATATTATTTCATTTGTTGCTGTGAAAACTGCCGTGATGACACCGTAGTTGTTTACTTCAGCAGGATTTGCCGTGCTTGCGTTGACACGCATCACATATCCAACAAGATTGTCTGGAGTGGTTGATGTGAGAATATTGATGCGATCACGAGAAGCAGCGTCAGTTACGCGAACCTGTTTCACCGTGCTGCTGATCTCGGTGAATCCAGCAACCTCCACAAGATAGGGAGTGCCTGCATCAGCAATCGTCTGATTGTACGCATACGGATACACGCCTGGAGTGGCTGTGTTGTCCACATCTATCCGCGCAATCTCGCCATTCACCGCTTCAAGTTGGGTGTTGTACTGATTCTGTGTCTCGTTGTCGCTGCTGATGGTGGCTACATCCACGGGAATGTAGTCTGTTAGTTCGTATGGAAGATCGCCTTCCTTGATGGTAGCAAGATACTTCCACACATAGCCGTCACCGAGGGTGACCGCCTCCGATGTGACATGGGTTGGCTTTACGGTGGAACCAGTGGAGTTTGCGCCGTTGTTGCCCAAGCACTTGTACACATGGTTTGCATCGGTAACCACATAGAATATGGCGGGATCGGTGTCGTCAAACAGGTCAACGGTGTCATCGTACTGATCGTAGACCGTTCCGCTTGTCCACTCGTAACGGGGCAGGGCGAAAAGAATGTTCTGTGGGTTGAGTTTCTTGTACCCGATGATCTCGTTCATTACCTGATATTCAGCAGCCACGGTATCGGAATACGCCGATGGGCTGTTCTCGTTTGCCCATGTGGTGCCCTTTGCAACAAAGAAAAAATACTGATTCTCGTTGCGTTCAAGTTCCGCCAAGAAACTCTCGGCGTATGAGCGTTCAATTGATGCCTTCAGGTAACTAGCCATTCGGGTTCCCCTTATCCAATATTACTGTATGTATCGCCCGACAGAACCGTTCCGTTGGACAGCACCGTGCCTGCGGACTTGTACAGCGTGTCGGGGAAATGCACGAAGTTCTGTAGCGTGATGCCACCAAAACATATGCCTGCGGGAATGGTTGACAGCCCCTCGGTGTTTGGGTGATGCCGTATTTCCCAATAGGTCAAGCCAGCGGAGTACGCACTGTTGTGCGATTTCGTGAACGAGTCAGGAAGTTTTTCATTCAATCCATACTTCAACGACAGGTACTGATACACCTGTTGACGCTCCACCTCCGTCAACTTGCGGTTGAACACGATGACTTCATGCAGAACGCCTGCAAAAGAATACGAAGGATTGTCCGTGTCGCTCTTTGCGTGATTCACGAAATCAGTGTTTGCTGCCGCAGCCGTTGACCCCAATTCCCCACGCACATACGCACCAAAACGCCCAAGCGAAACAGGAGCGGTGCTGTACTGTTCTGCGGGTGCTGCGTAGTCTAGTTCGTTTACTTCTGCCATGAGTTACGCCTTTACAGTTCGTACCGAGAACGAATGGAGTTGAAGTTCTGCTGTATTTCCTGTGGCAGCAGAATCCTGTCGTACACGCGGAAATCGGATACCCGACCACGGAACCAGTTGTCCTTGGACGGACCGTCACCCATGATGCTGCGGTCAAGGAATCCAACCGTCCACCGTCCGCGAGTGCCGTCTGCTTCCACATCCCACGGCAGCACAGCCGACAGCGAAACGGTGGTATTGAGTTTTTGCTGTCCGTTGATCCACATCTGAACCGATAGTCCGTCCACCTGAAGCACGCAGTGTGCCCATGTGTTCGGCAGAACGGAGTTGTCGGGTGTGGCAAGAACGGTTGGATTTGTTCCGTCCCACAGCACAGCCTTCACGCGTTTATTCACAGGATCGTATCCAAGATACTGTCGAACTCCATTGGTGGAAGACCCAAGAATGTAGTGGTCGCCCGCGAACAGGTTGGGCGTGGGATAGAGTATAGTCTCCACCGTGAAGCGATTCTGTCGTGGAGTTCCCACCGAAACCGCAGGAGCAGGATCTATCTCAAAGTGGTCACCCGATGTGTATCCATCAAAACGGAAGTACCCCATGTCTGCGGTTGCGTACACAGGTTGATTCATGGCGTACACTGGCTGAACGATTCCGTCACGATCCTTCAGTCGATACGCACTGCCGTTCAGCAGTTCGGCAATTGACGGCTCCGTGCCGTCCACAAGGTCTATGCGTGGTTCAAAAATCTGATGCCGCGGAGTTCCGTCATTGGGATAATAAGCCCAAGAGCGTAAAGCAGCATATGTAGTGCCAGGAAGCCACTGTGCGTCACCAGCACTATTAAGAGGTATTGTTCTGCTAGACACGCCGTCTGTGGTGTATCTACCGCTTGTTGCACTATGGGCAAACGCTGGTCCTGTAGGAGAACCCGATGGGTACATATAGTACACATACAAATACCATTTGTTCTCTTCGTACCCGTTCGGAACCCTTTGTGGAGGAGTAACAAAGAAATAATGATTCCAGTTGGGATTACCCCCATTTCTAGGAACAACTCGGTCAAGAGTATATCCAAAACTATCACTGTTTATGGATGGGTAACCGTTTCCGTGAACACCAAAATACATATTTCCGTTTGCAGTGTTGGTATCATTAATGGCTGGACGGTCATCGTTTCCCATGCTCAAACCAGTCCACGGAATACCCAACTCCTTGCGGTTCATCCACACCGAAAATCTGTAAATCTGAGTTTCGTCAATGGGAATTATTGGTGCATTAGTTCCGATGCCTCTAGAATATCTGCCAACCAAAAAACCACCGTATCCCGTATTTGATCTTCCAACAGACCCAGCCCGTCCCCATGTAACTCCAACAAATTGACCGTATACTGCGCTGTAACTCAAACCCGATGGTGTAACGAGTAAGTTGTACGGAGCCTGTGTCAGATCAATGTTTGGAAATTGCTGATTATCTGTGTGGAAAGGGAAAATTCGGGGTCTGCTGTCGAACACTAGCGATTTTCTGCCCCACGGATCGGAATCAAATGTAATGGAAGCAAGACCTCTTCCCATAGCGTTTGCATCAGTGGCTATTAGTACATCACTCCAATACACCGTGCTTGTGCCAAAAGTCTCGTTTCCTATTCCTGTTCCGCGTCTAAAAAATTCAGATTCTCCCGCATAAACATAACGAGAGACAAGATTGCCGTTAATAATATCTTGGATGTATTCACTGTTAGATGGACCGCTCACGCCGTCAAATCCAAGCACCAATCCATTGCGAACCAAGAAGTCTTCATTGTTCGGAGACACCAGATCGGCAACAGGAATGCCAGTGGAACGCGACCTGTTCAGTGCAGCATCACCGTTCAGGAATGTCTCTATGCGGTTGCTGCCACGCCGCCACTCGCCCACGATGGTGCCCAAGCACGCACCCGACACATGGGGATCGTATGCAAGGGTGTTCTGTGGGGACGCAAAATTTCCGCCAGCAGGACGGAATCCCACAAGTCCCGTCTGCACGGTGGCGTTGTTGGGATACTGCGGAGTGCCGTCAGGCAGTATTCGGTAGTACTCCGATGTCTGTTGTGCAGCAGTCCTGTCTGTTTGGTTGTACGAACGGTTGAAGAAAACGGTGTCGTTCGTGACTCCAAGCAGCGCAGTTGCCGCAGAAACCAAGCCGATTCCCCGAGCAGGGCTGTCGCTTGTGGAGCGATACACCATGAACACATCCATGTCATCCGTGAGCGTGATGCCGTTCGTGAGATAGAAATGCTGACCAGTGAGTATCTTGCCTGCTGTGTTGCCTGATGCTCCGAATGTAAAGCCAGGAATACCACCAAGGGTCTTGCCGTTGTTTGTCCACACGCTCTGCGGCGAATATATCACTCCACCGTTGAAGCAAATGCCCGTGATGCCTGTCTGAAGCACGGGACGAAGAGCGTCAATGGTGACTCCCGAGTACGCAGGATCAGTCGTCCACCGTCCCCACTTGGGAGGAATTGCGTGGTTTCCTGACGGAGAAGCATCGCTCCACACATCCATGCTTGCGCCGTTTGCCACCGCACCACACACGCCGATGTTCTCTGGCTTCAGCCACAGCACAAGTCCGCTTATCGTGTTAGGATCAGGACCTCGTTCGTGACCAAGCGTCCAAGACGCAGTGCTGCCAAGAGGCGCACCGATTGGGTTGTGTGCTGTGCGTCCGCTTTCTGGCACATAGCACCAAGTGTACCCAAGGGATGTGCCAACGAACACCGTGCCGTTGGGCGTGGTGCTGCCGTTCGGTCCAACCTGTGCAGTGCTGCCGATGTACGGGTTGTACCCAAGTGGATACAGGTCACCTGTTGCGCCAAGCCAATATCCAGACGCGGTGATTCCGTTGTTCCGAAGGTCAATGGTGGTTCCCGTGGTGTACGGGGTGTACTGACCAATCACGGGAGTGAGGAAATATGTGGCTTGTGCAGACGAGGTGAGTGCGTTGTCTATTTCACTCTTGAACAGCACCGATCCAAACATCCTCATGCCCGCAGGGTGAATGATGCTCTTGAGCAAATCAAAATAAGAATCAAAGGACACCTCGCCCTTCAGCACATACGAAAAGTCCTGATAGTAGTGTCCGTCTTGAATCTTCTTGTTTGAAGAAATCTTTCCGCGATTACCAGAGAAGTAGCCAGGATAATTCGTGACCGCGCTCCGCAGAGCAACAACCTTGGCGGATCGCGCACCGCTGTCGCTGAAGATGTTCAGCACAAGGTCAGCCAAATAATTGAGTCCAGAGTTGGCAATGCCAATCTTCTTTACGCCACCCGAAAAACTCACTTGGTCGATCTTTGCCGAAAAGCCCACACCGTTTGCGTCAATCACGGTGGCAGTGTCACCTACGCGATACCCGTCACCAGGAATCTCAACAAAGAAGTCTCCGAGAACGGAGTACGCTGTTTCCACCCACTCATCGCTGCCCTGCTCAATGTACACCTGTTGACCAGGCAGGAATGTGCCGTTTATGTCTGAAATGAAGAACTCCGTGACAGGCAGACCGTTGAAGGAGTACTGCACCACGCTTTCAATGAACGCAGACGCGGAAACCTGCGTGCCAGAGTACTGCGCCAACCGCCCGTTTTTGCCGCTGAACAGGGCAGTGCCGTTGGTGGAAGTGGTCTTCACCGACTTTGGTTCAAGCCACTGTCCATCCGAAGCCTTTAGAATGTCTTCCTTGGGATAATAGATTTCCAAGTCGCTGTCGTACAGCACACGGAACAAGAACTTGTACGCGCTTTCGGTTCCCTTGTTGCCGTAGAAGTCACGAATCTTCTTCAGCAGCGTGTTCTTGTTGGGCTTGTTGCCGCTTGCGTTTGTTGCAAGCACCTCGGGAAAGGTGAGCAGATAGGTGTTCTTAAAATGGGAATAGAACTCATCAAGGCTGCGGTCAGCGTCATAGATGGTGTCTAGTTTGCCAAGCACATATCCAGCGTTTCCCTTTTGATCCAACCACTCATAATACGACTTGATGAACAGCACCAGTTTGCGGTAATCTGCACGCATGAATGACGGAAACTGCTCCTCAATGAAAGGAGACAGAATGTCTTCAAGTGCTTCCGCTTCGGTGTTGAGTATTATGTTCTTTGGATCCATTACCTTACGCCTTCAGGTTCTGCTTGCGGTTGGTCTGCGACTGCACGCTGACCTTCACGGAGTCGGTGTACCCTCTGTTGATGCGGACAATCTTGTTCTCAAACACGAATATGTCTTCGTTTCGCGGTTCAGCCGTGAGCGTGAACAGCACCGATGTGCTGATGGGATTGAAGTACGAGTTGAACGAGACTCGTCCCCCATCGTAATCAACGGTTCCGATCCGTGGGTACACGGTGTATACGGTGCCACCGCTGTTCTTTGCCACTAAATTCAGGATGCCGTTGCCGTCATCGTTCACATAGACATCGCTCACGGTGGTTCCGTCCGTGTCCACATGAGAGAAAGTGGAGGACGAAACCACGGACGAGTGACCGCTGTGCGGGTGGTACAGCGGATTCTTGAAATCCACGCTGAAGCCCTTGGACAGGACGAGTTTGCTCAAATTAATGGTCTTGCGAATCTTTACCGTGGTGTCGTTGCTCAAGATGGACGGGTCAAGCCTGTTCATTCCTTCGGTGAGTTTGGACAGGTAGAAGTTGGAACCAAACCGCTCAAGAGTGGTGGCGGAATATGTGAATATGTACGCCACAATCAGTGCCTTCACCGTTCCCACGCCAAGCGATGTGCGGGTGGGGTCGTATGTAACAAGCGAATCAATCACCAGATCAATGTAGTCAGGATCAACGATTTCGGGTGTCACCGTGACTACCGAGCGGTTGTCCTTCAGAGTTCGCGCAAGGCTGCGCTTTTCTTCCGCCGTGAGTGCGGTTCCCGTGCGCGGCTTCACCGCGACAAACACCTTGCCGTACTGCGGGGGTGTCACCGTTTCGCCACCGTACACATACACTGAATCCGCTGCGGGATAGTCCTTGATGACTGCTGCGGTGTAGTCGTCTTCTGTGACGGCACGATTCTGTGATTGGTAGAAGCGGGGAGCAAGGAACTTGATCTTGGAAACGCTCTCCTCAAGTGCGCCACCCGAGGACGCGCTCACCACGCCGATGTTTCCCAATCCTGAAATGGAGGACGAGAACGAGTCAATACCGTTGCCTTGATCGCCGTTTGTTTCAAGATATTCAACAATCACGATGTTTCCTGCCTCTGGCTGCTGACCAAGGAAATCGTCACCGAAGAACAGTTCGTACATTCCTGCTTCCTTTTCCTGAAGGAAGAACACCTTTGATGTGGGTGTCAGGTCAATGTACGAATCAGAATATACCCATGTGTCTTCTATTCCCGTGTTGTCCGTTGCAGAAGACTTGACGCGCACCTTGATGGTGCTTGTGTCGATCTTGTCGTTGGGAATAAGCAGCACCGAAGACGGCTTCTTCGTGGGATCGTACACATAACTCATGCGGCGCAGTGTGCCCTCGTACACTTCCACATCCGCAAACTGCTGTGTGTCCGCGTCTGCGTACACTGTGTCAAGCAGCACGAAGCGGTACTGCGTTCCCGCAGGATCGGTGCCCACGAACTCCGAGCCACGCGCCAGATAGGTGGACTCCGATGCGCCTGCCGCCGAAATGCCAAGCACAGCCTTTGCTGCGCGGCGGGAAGTGGGCACATATCCGAGCGTCTTCGCGTGGGAAACCACGGACGGACGCAGAGCCGCGCTGTCAAGGAACATCTCGTTTGCCACCATGTTTGCGTAGAACGCCTGGTAGTGGGTGTTGTACGCCAGCACATCCAGCACCGTGGACAACACCGAACCATCAAAATTGTAGTCCTTCAGCGTGTCCTGTGATTGCAGGAACGCCTTCAGTGACGCTTTTGCGTCATCAAAGTCTAGCCCCACAATGTTGAAACTGTTCGTGTTAGCCATCAGCGCAACCTTTCTAGTACGACCGACACCCGATCTATCTTGCCGATCCCCACAACGGAATACTCCACATTCACCGTGTAGTAGTTCTCGTCAGGATTCGCTATGACATCAACAATCACATTTCCCACGCGAGGCTCGTGGTTCCGTATGGTTTGCAGAATGCGGTCACGGATTTCCATCGTGGTTATTGCATCTATTGGCTCAAACAGCAGAGGACGCAGCGATCCACCGATGGTGGGCTGAAACAACCGCTCCCCGAACGAGGTGGACAGCAAGTTCTTCAAGGACAAGCGTACAGCACCGTCATCCCGCACCGTGAGCAGATCACTGGTCTTCGGGCTACGGGTGAAAGTAGGGTCAATATCTGAAAAGACCGCTTTCGTGCTGTTGCTGATGATCCGTAATGCCATTTACTGTTTTCCGTTTTTGTAGGACAGATATGCGTTTATGTTCTGCGTTTTGTTTTCTATGAGTTCCTGAAGCGCGTCTTCCGTGATTCCCTCGTTCTCAATCTGATCCAGTTCTGTTGCCGTACACCAGTGGCAGCACAGGAATCCCATCGGTGTAATTCCGTCCATGCACTTGAGAGGCAGAACGCTGAAGTATTCAACGCTATTTATCTCAAGTCCAGAACGAAATGCGGACGGCGGCAGGGAGTCAACCCGTATTATTTTGCCAGCCCGTTCCTCCATGACGCGAACCAAATCCATGTAACGGGTAAGCAGCACATCCTGCGATTCAAGAATCATGCTCTGCGTTGGCGCGGCACACGACTCATGTGTAACCGAAAACCGCTTGATGGAAGTGCCGTCCGCAAACGATCCGCCGTTGTGAAACTGAAAAATGAGGCATCGACAAGCGCGGACGGTGACGCGGAGTTCCGTGAGCATTTCGTGGATTTGGGTGTGGGACTCCACGAATCGCTTCTCCTTCTGCGGCGACCACTTCAGCATGGACTTCTTTTTACGCAGGATTCCCCACACACCGATTCCCACTCCCGTGAGCAGAACACCGATGATCTCCCCGAACGCAAGGGCAAAGTCCTTCAGCAAAGTCAAAAATTCCGCTGCGTCTTTCATCGGTAACCCCCAAAACCCGTTGGTGTACCCCCGCGCACTGCATTCAGGAAGTCGGGACTGACCAAACTGCCGTTCAGAGTGCCTCCCAACTTGAAGCACGGATCGGTGTTTGCCTCGTTGATGAGATTCGCTAGGGCGTTGATGCTCGTATATTTTTGAATGAAGTCCGCTGCCTGATTCTGCAAGGCTTCGGCAGCGTCCATAAGACCACCAATAAGGGCGTTGGCTTGATCCATGACTCCCGTGATCTTGCCCAAGCCTTCCTGCAACTGTCGCACTGCATCGGCGGTGGCGGTTCCAAGGTTGTTGTCAGAGAACTGATTGAGTATTTTTTCAAGATCAACATTTGCCACCACCGCGTAGTTGATGGACAACTGACCGTTTTGATTCACTACATTCAGCCCCACCCCAATATCCAATCCTTGAATGCCCAAGGCGCACTGCATTTCTGCAAACAGGCTCAACGAACTGACGATGTTGATTAGTTGCTTGGGATCGGTGAACCGATTGCACTCGTTCTCAAATGCGTCCACGCGGTTGTCCAGCACATTGATCGCGCTTTTCACTCGGTTCAGTTCAGGTAGTGCAGTGGTGAGGGCGTTGCTTGTCCCTCCAACTTGGGCGGCTTGTATGAGTGATTCTATTCTTGCGCCGTTTGCGCCACCCAACTGTCGATACACTGCAATGGCTGCTGCGTTGGGATTACGCAACATCTCATTGGTCAATCCAAAGTTGAGGATTCCCCTTTCACCGTCTGTCAGCGATTGTTTGCACGGACACTCTGCCATACGCTCTCCTTATTGAACAGAATATTTAGGTATCACGACAGACGAGGTTACGAGCCATGCACCCCCGTCCGCGTCCACCGTGAGTGGTCGCCCTGTTTCGCTTATGAGCGTAAGACCAGGCTTGGGCGTGATTCGCCACACATACTTGTCCTTGTTGTCGCCCCCTGCGGCTTTGGTTCCGCTCACCACATAATCCGTGTTAAACGAAATGCGGTTTTTTGTAACCGTGTCTGGTGAATATCCTCCCAATAAATCATTTACTTCTTGCATCACACCATTCAATTCAGTGCAATTTCTAGAAATAATTTCTGAATTTGTGGTTGCACTCGTATCCGCTGAATTCCAATAGTAAAAATGCTCTGCTCCAAGCACGGAACAATGGCGAATCACTTCATAATAAAACTTCTCGCCGCTTGCAGGAGAATACTGCTGTCCAAATGTTATTCCTACTATGAAGCCAGCATCACCCGTCCAACCGCGAGGACGAATCCACGGACGAAGATAAGCCGCTGAATCTGCTCGCTTGATTGCTCTCACTTGCTGTATGTCCACCAAAAAACAATTCCATATACTATTTTTGAATCGCGGAAGTGTGTCCGTAAATGTATTGGTGTTGTTTCTTATGATGCGAGTATTGTCGTATGGATCTACTACCCACGCAGTATCACTGTTCCATGATGCGTACAAATACGGTGCTGCGCCATCACCCACGGTATTTTCTTGATACACAGGATGTCCATACGGATCATATGCCCAATCCTTGTCGGTGGTTTTGAATGACTCGTAATTACTCAAGCCAATATCAGGATAATTCTGCTTTGCTGTTTCGTAGAAACAGTATGTCATGCTGGCGTTCCGTATGGAGGAAAGACCGCCGTTCCAATAGATGTAACTTGGTTCAGTCTGTGGATGTCGATTGGTGGCAGCACGCAATGCACTGTTAGTAGGATACTTTCCGTCTTGCGTCAGCACCGTTTTAAGTGGTCTTGCCCCGTACCACTCTTGCTGCGCCCGAGGATCGCTTTCTATTGATTCTAGGGCGGCTTGACGATTTCCCACAGGGTAATCGGTGAACGCATTTCCAGGAAACCCTTCCGTGTCAAAAACAAGGTAGTCTATGTTCGCTCCGCGATTTTTTAGACCAGAACACATCACTTTCCAGTCTTCAGAAATTTGATTTATAGCAGTTGCTCCCCATATGGAAGCAAGCGTCCAGCCCGCTCCTCGCAGATTATCTGATTTGCGATTAAACAAAAAGATGCCAGTGGCACGATCACCGCAAATTCCAGGATAGGTGTTGTAATCAGGATTAGCAGCCACAAAAGCAGCAAAATCACCTCTCTTCTTTGTTTCGTTTTCATAGTATGCGTATCCGTTCCAGTAATACCACGGAGCCAACGCACGCATACCTTCAGGAAGACTGTTCAATCCGTTTACAATACCGTTTATCCTGTTACGGTACGATGTACTTGTGCCTATCTTCGTGAAGTACGATTGAGCAGAGTCATCAATATACGAAGAACTGCTGTTCGGTGCAGTGAGCCATATTAGTGGTTTCACAAAATCGTATGTTTGAAAGTCTTCAGTTGTGTATGTCTCTGCGGCAATGCTTCTGTTTCTTCCAGAAACAGGAGGATGCCAAGTGGCAACCCAAATAGGATTGGGCGTTTCGGGTGGAGTGTATGAAAACTGCGGAGCCGTGCCAGGATTACGGCTTTCGCTGCCACGGCTTGATGTTCCAACCGTAAAAGTAGAAGATCCAGTTGCTTGATGACCACAACTGGCTTGGCTTGCGGATGTGCATACAGGAATTCCGTTGATCAGGAAATTGGGTGAGCCGTTCACGATCACGGCGGACGAGTGTTCATTGTTTCCGTGACTCTGCACAGGATTTCCCTGCATTGCTACAGGTAATCCGTCAAGATAAAAATCGGGGTTGCCAACTTGTATGGTTCCCCCTGCGGTGTCAAGATACGCACGGGATACCCCGTTTACTGGCATGATTGTCTCCTAAACACTATTAAACATCCACCGCACCCGCAAACTCCCCGCCAACGATGGACTTCAGGAACAGGTATCCTGCCTTTACCTCGTTCATTCCCGCAGCATCAATGACGGCAGGAGCAAACCATGTGGGATAGTCTGCCACCTCCACGGTTCTGTTGTCCAACGGAATCTTTTCGTCTTCCCGTGCGTCTTGGGACACATATCCGTCCACCGTGATGCTGCCTGTTCCCGTGGTGTGGTTCAGCGTGATGGAACGAATTTTCCAATACTGCGAATAGGTTCCCGTTGGGTGCTGTATGATCTGTTGAAGTGCCATCAGGTACTCTCCAATACTGATACGATGATGTCAAGTCCCGCAGTTACGCCTGCGGTTGCTTTGAGTGTGTCGCCTGTCGTGAGGGGAATCGGTGCGTCCAATGCTTGATAGGTGGACTGAATGGGAACCGCTGCTGCACGGACGATGTAGTAGCCCGTGGCTCCCTTGAACAGTTGAATGGACACGGAATTGGCTATCGTGGTGTTGGTGTTTGCAACATGAATGCCGTTCACGATGGCGGTTCCCGTGATGCCATTGTAGATGTTTGTTGCACCAGTAGTGCCGATTGAAGTTGCGTAGTTTGTGTAGATGTCTGGCATAGGGTCTCCTTGTAGTATTTATTCTGTTGGTGCTGCGTTTTTGTATGGGTGGTCGTTGGGAAGGTTGGCTTCAAGTCCCCATTTCCATGCAAGGTAGCCTTCCACTAACTGACGGTCAGTAGTTGAAAGATGTCCTCTACAAAAGATTACTTCAGAAACAACACCAGTAAAGTTTGGTTCTTGGTCACGGTAGACTTTTCCAATTCGTAGAACTCCAGTTGTAACTTGTGTGTTTCCCGAAGCAGTAGAAGTTTCTGTCCCGCCGTTTTGTCGTAAACGAATACTTCCACCACTCAACTCAACTCCGCTGATAACATTAGTGCCAAAGGTGTATGACTGCGTGGTGACATCGTTAGTGCCATCCCAGTTATACACACCAATCAGATTACTTGTCCCCCTAAAATAGTTTGAAATATATCCACCATTATCACCCCAGAAACCAGAGTTATTGAACCCGTCTGCATTATTTGTCGGAGCAGAGGTGGCACGACCCACGGTAAAAGCGGAATATGAGTTACTAAGAATAATGTTGGAAATATTGACTGACATTTCCAAAAATTTGAGTGTGCCATCAAAAGTTATTGCAGGTTTGCTGTTGAGTGTTAGTGTGTTGTATACTGGCTGATTCGCTACCAATCCTTGAGTAGCGTTTCTTGCATTCCCGCTCTTGTCATTCCATTGACTTACATTATTGCCGTTCAGAGTGATGGTGTTGGCATC